AGATTTACCACTTCTGGAACTGGCAACTCCCCGGTTGCTGGAACGACCCAGACTTCATCCCATGGTTCAAGCGGAATTACCCCCAGTGCGTCGTGCGCTGCGGCGGCACAGGCAAGACCATGCTCCTCATGCCGGGCCTCAAAGCAGCATGATGGATATTTCTAAAATGCAGGCGAGAGAGACGGCAACTCACGAGGCCCATACCCTCGGGAACACGGTTCAATTCCGTGGCCTGCTACCAATTTTTGCCAGTTCACGCATTGCGGCGGGGTGTGTTTCCCTAGTTATTTCATACGCGCTGGCCGTAACCGCATTAAAAGCGGCCTCTGGCAACTCTTTCATCGCATGAAGTCCTACGACGACGAGCCCTCACGCGACACGAAGTATTGGGTAGGCCAGCTCACCGAAGCCGCCACCGATGGCAGTTGGTTCTCCGCCGTGCGGTCTCGCAACTACGACACCCGCATGTCTCTCTGGGACGGCCAGTCCTCGGATGGCCGCAAGTGGGCGTCAAACTACGGCAAAAATGTCTTCCCCTGGGAAGGCGCTGCCGACAGCCGCATCCGCCTGGCCGATCTGGTCTGCAACCGCGAGACCCAGCTTTGCCTCACCTCGACCTTCGCCGCCCGCCTGCAGATGATGCCGGTGGAGTCCACCGACGCCATGTCCCGCACAGCCGCTGAGTCTGTGCTGAAGTGGATGCTCTTCACGCACTGCGCCTCCGACCTCCGGCGCGAACTCGAACTCGCCCTCAACATCCGCGCCACCTACGGCCTCGCTGTGATGGGCGTGTTTTGGAAAACGACGACACGCATTGAGGAGAAATCCGTCAGCCTCGAAGACCTCATCCTCATGGCCCAAGAGCAGGGCGACCCCGCCTCCCCCCTCGCCATGCTCATCGGCGCGATCCTCGATCCGCTCCAAGAGGAAGTGGCTATCGAAATGGCCGAGCAATTTGCCCCCGGCACTGGCACAGCAGCAAATATCCGCAAGCTCCGCGAAGGCGGCACGGTGGAATACACCGAGCCATACATTTTCGAGAGCAAGCCTGAGTGGACGGCGTTGGAGCCTTTCAACGACATCATTTTTCCCACTGCCACCTACGACCTGCAACGAGCCCCCTGGATCGCCCGCCGCGAGATGGTCACTTGCGAGGAGCTGGAGGAACGCACGCTTACCGAAGGCTACCCCCAAGAGTTTTACGAGAAGGCCGAAAACTACAAAGGCGCAAGCCTGTGGCCCGTCTATTCGCAGCAGAACCACAACCGCCGCGACAGCATACTTTGGCAAGACCACCGCGACCTGGTGGAAATCTGGCATGTTTACAGCAAGGAGACTGACGAGAAGACCGGCGCGACCAAAGTCATGTGCCGTGTCATGCACCCGAATGTGGACATCTTCGCCAAGGAGGAGATTTCCCCCTACTCACACGGCGAGTATCCCTTCATTGAACTTGCCCGCGAGCGCGTGAGTCGGTGCATCTTGGAAGCCCGAGGCATCCCCGAAATCGTTTCGACGATGCAGGCCGAAATCAAAACCCAGCGGGACTACCGCACTGATCGCGCCGGTATCGCCATACTTCCCCCAATGCGCATACCGAGCAATAGGGGGAAACTTGACATCGTGCTCGGCCCAGCCGTGCAAATCCCAGAACGCCGCCCGAATGAGTTTGGCTGGATGCAGCCGCCGCCGTTCGACCAAGGCACCATCGAGATCGAACGCGCCGTGCGCCGCGATGTGAACGAATATTTCGGCATGGCAGGCGAGGGGGTCGATCCCAACTATGTCGCCCTCGTCACCCAGCACACGGTGGACCGCTGGCTCCGCGACTTTAAAGCCATCGTCACGCAGACCTACCAGCTCATGCAGCAATACATGCTGCCGGTGCAAATTCTCCGCGTCTCCGGCGGGCAGGCTCTCCCCTTCCAAGCCGACCGCGAAAGCATCCAAGGCAAGTTCGACCTCATCATTGATTGGGACGCCAAGAACCTCGACGCCGAAGCCCTCGGCGTGAAGCTCAACTACATCTCCCAAGCCATCGTGCCGATGGATGTCGCCGGTGTCATCGACCGCGCCGGGCTCGTCAAATTCATCATGGCCGCCGTGGATCCAAACCTCGCCGATATTTTGGTGCGCGACCCCGGCCCTGCTGCCGCCATCGAGTCCAACGAAGAGCAACTTGCCTTTACCAAGATCGCCGCAGGCACCGAGCCGGAACTCCCAGGCGAAGGCCAAAACCACCAGCTCCGCGCCCAAGTCCTCCAAGGCATCATCCAAGCCAACCCCGCTCTGCAACAACGCCTCCAGCAAGACGAGATTTTCCGCAGCATGATCGAGGCCCGCATGAAGGGCTTCAACTTCCAGATGCAGCAACAACAAAACGCCCAGATAGGCCGCCAAGGCACGCTGCCAGCGTTGCAACAAGGAGGCCCGCAATGAAGGCCACGCCCTACCGCACCGTCCGCGATGGCGTGATCTCCCGCATGGGCATCGACCCCGACCAGCCGCTCATGGCCTCGCAGGCCACGGCGCTCGCGGAGTATCTCACCACCGCCGCCGCGACCGCATGGACTTTTTTCGATTGGCCCGAGGTTTACTTGACCGAGGCCCGCACGCCGGTGGGCGAGGATGATCTCTACGCGCCGGGGCTTTATACCTACGAGTCGGATTATGTCGGCACGACCTCCTACATCGGCCGTGCCTTGCAGGGCTCGCAATTTGCGGACCCTGTGTGGCGCATCAAGCGCGTCACCACGACCGCAGCGGGCGCTGTGCTGAATATCGACACCGCTGTGGATGTCGCGTGGAACGACCGCGCGACGGCGACATACATCGAGACCAGCGCCAATGCGCCTGCAGAGGAGTTCATCCCCTACATCCCGCTGCTGGCTCCCGGCATAAAGGCCATTGGAAATGTGCTGAAGGTTTACGACATCAAGCCCGACGAGGGCCGCATCACAAAATCCCTTTCCTTCGTCGTCACCGAAGACCGCATCCTCATTACCGATACGGACTACATCTCCGGACAAGTCTGGGTCGAGTTCTCACTGCCTCAGCCCCGCTTCACTTCGACCGCTTTCAACGCCTCTACCGCTTACGCAGCGGGCGATCTCGTTTACTACAACACCACCGGCGATTGCTACGAGGCCATCTCCGATACAACCGGCAATCTCCCGACGAATGAGGAGTTCTGGCTACGCCACCGCATCCCGGCATTCCTCGCCGACTACCTCAAGTTCCACGCTCTCGCCGAGACGCTTTCTGAGGACGGCCAGATGGACAAAGCAAACTACCAGTTCTCCCGCGCCGAAGGCATCCTGCAACAACGCATGGACGACGCCTGGCTACGCAAAGGCGAGGTGCGCCGCTACAGCGCCAGCTTCCAATAACACCCCTTGACAACCCCTACCTATAATTAACCCATGAACTCCCCCACCTCCCTCATTGCTGGCCGTGATGCGTCCGGCATTGTGCGCCCAGTCGCTGTCACCCCCGAAGGTAAACTCGATGTCGGACTGGCCTTTTCCGGCACGGTCTCAATCGGCACGGTTTCCATCGATCAGGCGACCCCTGGCACGACCAACGGCGTCGTCGTGAAATCCTCCACTCTTCCCGCCGGCGCTGCCACGGAAACGACCTCGGCCGCGATCTTGGCCAAAATCATCGCCGCTCCTGCCACGGAAGCCGCTCAGACCATGCAGACCACACGCCTGAGCAGCCTCGACGGCAAGGTGACGGCTTGTAATACCGGCGCGGTGGTTGTTTCCAGCTCCGCCCTGCCTGCCGGTGCGGCCACTGCTGCCAAGCAACCTGCCTTGGGAACGGCTGGCACGCCAAGCGCGGATGTGTTGACCGTGCAAGGCTCCGCCTTCGGCACGCCCCTGCCGGTGACGCCTTCCGCCGTCCTGCTGGGAAATAGCACAGCCTACGAGAGTGGCCGCGTATTTAAGAACTCGGCTGGCACGCTCTATTCCATCTCGGGCTACAACTCGGGGCCTGCGCAATTCATCCACCTCTTCAACTCGGCCGCGATCCCGGCCGATGGCGCTGTGCCAGTGATGGTGCTGGCAGTTCCCGCACAGACAACCTTTTCCTTCAATGCGGGGCTTGTGGGCATCCCACTCTCCGTTGGCATCGCGGTGACCAACTCCACGACCGGACCGACCAAGACTCTCGGCTCGGCAAACCTGCACATGACCGCGCTCTACATCTAAAACATGGGATTTTCCACCTCGCCCCTCTATCCTGATTCGGGAACGGCGGACGCGCTGAAGATCAACGGCACGCCTGTCTCGGGTGCAAAACCCGCAAATGGGCAGACGCTGGTTTACTCGTCCTCCATCGACGAGTATGTCCCCCAGACGCCAAGCAGTGGCGGAGGCGGCGGTGGGATCACAGATGGCGACAAGGGCGACATCACCGTCTCCGCCTCCGGAGCCACCTGGACAATCGACAACTCAGCAGTGACGCTTGCCAAAATGGGCGGAGACGTGACGGCAGCGGGCAAATCGCTCCTCGACGACGCAGACGCCGCCGCGCAACGCACGACGCTCGGCCTTGGCGAAGCCGCCACGCTCCACGTCGGGACATCGGCAGGCACGGTCGCTGCGGGCAATGACTCGCGCCTCAGTGACCCTCGCACTCCGACATCGCACACGCACTCCCTGGGCGACCTCGCGCAAAGTGGAGCCGCGCTCAACCAAGTTCCTACCTGGAACGGGACGGCTTGGGTGGCGCAGACGCTTACCAGTGGCGGGGGGGGCAGCAATGCAGATAACAACTTTACAGCAGGCCAAACAATAACCGCCGCTGCAAACACCTCCGCGCTCACCGCTACATACTCCGTAACAGGTGCAAACACAACCGCGCTTTTAGACCTTAGCGGCACATGGAATACGACTGGAGCTGCTCGCGGCATCTTCTTAAACATCACCGATACAGCCAGTAATGCCGCGTCCCTGCTAATTGACTTGCAAACGGGCGGAGTCTCCCGGGCGTCTATAAAAAAGAGCGGAGAGTTGACGCTAAATGGGACATCCAGTGTCGGAGCGTTAATAAATGGAACGGCGCAGTTTCGAAATGGATCAATTCTTATTGGATTTAATTCAGGCGGGGGTGCAGGCGGCGCAGCGTTCGGTGCAGGCGGCGCAGGTGGCGGAAACATGATCGGCGCATGTTCGGGCTCCGGTTTTTTAGTATCGTCGACACTCTCATTTTCTTGGACTAGCAGCACTTTGTCGGCGGCGATTGATCTATCTCTATTCCGAGATGCGGCCAATACGCTCGCGCAGCGCAGGGGCACCAATGCGCAAATATGGCGGTTATACGGGACGTTTTCGGACGCATCTAACAATCGCCGCCTCGAAATCTCCTCTACGACAGCAGGGATTTTTACACTCACAGCCACAGGACTCGGCACCGGCGCGACTGGAAACCTGCTAAAAATAACTCAACCAATCCTATTGCCGGCCGCCTCGGTGACGCTCGCGACCAATGGCGATCTTGCTTTTGAGGCAACCAGTAACACAACCCTGACCATCCGCTATCGCGGGTCAGACGGGACAACACGATCCGCAGCCTTAGCATTAACTTAATTTAATTTAATATGACACCAGAACAAGCCCTGCAACTGCTCTCCGAAGCACTCGAACCAAAAAACATCAACGCAATTTCTCGGCAAGGCTATATCGCAATCCAGCAAGCGATAGAGGTGCTGGCCAAAGAAATCAAAAAAGAAACAGCAAATGAATCTAACGATTGATCCATCCAAACTTACTGGCCTCAACGCCATCGTCGCCCGACTCAACTCCGCCGAGGGCGCAGAGCAGACCACGCCAGAGGCCTACCTGCTTGCCCGATGCAACGAGATACTCGACAACTACACCCGGCAAGAGCTCGAGCGCGTGAAGGCCGAGGCAGCGCCGATATTTGACCTCGCAGCGACACTCCCTGCCGACAAACAAGATCAGCTTAAAGCACTAGT